AAAAAGGTCCTATTGTAAAATACTTGATAGGCTCACACCCAACACCTGCAAGAGTTGACAGTTATTTTGCAGCTAGGTTTTTTATTAACTACTATATAGCGTGTAAACTGGATAGTCCTCAATATAAGAATGTATATTTGTGGGCCACTACGCTATCGCATGGATATGCTGCAAACAATAACTATCGTATTGGATTGAGGATAAGATTTTAGGAAATATAGATGCATAATGATTTAAAATTATTTAGGTGGGCAATAGTCCTATTACTACTACCACTAGCTTTGGCATTTTTTGGCGGAGATAAGTTTCGTTACCCGTGCCAAGACCCGCAAAACTGGGACAAAGATTTTTGCAAGATGCCACAGTGTGATGTAACAAGAACTTGTCCAGAACATATTTTTAAAAACCAAAGAGACCCGAGACTAGGACCTCCTAAAGATGGACAAACTCAAACACCTAATCAATCGTTTGCACCAGCAGGTGCATGCGTTGCACAACAAGCACAAGGAGCAAACTGTGGAAAATAATACAATTATTTATACTGAAGACCAGTTAATGGCTCGTCTTAAATTTTTCATTGGTATTTGCTTAGCTCTTACACTTACTGGTATTGTGTTTGTAGTTTTATACTCAATTATTTTTATTACTCAGCCACTAAATGCTATCAGCCCCATCTATCAAAAGTTTTTTGAGATGATTATTCCAATTGCTACTTTCTTAACAGGTACACTAAGCGGTATTATGTTAGCTGGCGGCAGTAAAGAAGAAATGGATATGAAACGTGACATGATTAAACAAGCACAAGAAAATTCAAATACTTATGCTAAAGCTAATCCTGTTAAGATTGAACCATCGTTTACGCCAGGACTATCAACAACTGCTGGCTTTAATGGTACATCTGCCGCTTCAGCTCAGGTTGTTTATATTAATGGTAAACCAGCGCCTGTTCAGCCACCTCAACCGGAGATTTAATGAGTCACTTAAAAAGTATGCTATCTCAAGACCCTACAGTTAGCAGTAAGCGAGTAATTACATTTCTTGCATTTTTACTATGTGCTGGTGCTTTTATAGCAATGGTACTAGGTCATCAAATAGACCAAAAACTATTTGATTCTATGATGTATATTGTAGTTGCAGGACTAGGATTCACAGCAAGCGAAAAGTTTGCACCAACCAAGGAAGTTAAATGAAGAGTTTATTTTACGCAGCATGCATTGCACTAGGAGCATTATTCCTAGCGGCAAATAATCCAGCTTTTGCAGAAGCACAAACTAAAAAAGTTTGTATTGATGTTAAAAAGGATGGTAAGGATGTAATTGATCCCAAAACTGGTAAGCCTAAACAAACTTGTAAAGAAGTTAAAGTTCACCAAAAACTAGAAGGTACTAAGGTTCCAGAGAAGAAGTAATCTAACTCAGCGGCTAGGGCCGAAGTTAGGCACTAGCTATCCATTAACCAACCAGGTACAGGTATGGCAAGTTCATCAGGAAAAAAGGCTCGCAGAGCACAAGCACAACCAGCAAATCCAATTGAATATGGTTTTAAGGATGTTAAACCATTAAACTTTATTCAAGGGGAATACTTAGAAGCTATTAAGCACAATGAGATTGTGTTTGGTATAGGTTCTGCAGGTACTGGTAAAACATTTGTTGCAGCTAGTTATGCAGCAGGCGAGTTGTTCCACAGACGAATTCAAAAAATTATTTTAACAAGACCTAACGTAGAAACTGGTAGGGGATTAGGTTTCCTGCCCGGCGAATTGGAAGAAAAGTACGCACCGTACTTAGAACCGTTTGACCAAGTATTTAAACGCACGCTTGGCGCAGGTTTCTACGAATATGCACTTAAATCTAAAACCATCGAACCAAAGCCGCTGGGCTTTATGCGAGGAGCAAGTTTTGATAATAGCATCATTTTAGTTGATGAAGTTCAAAACATGACTAAAACTGAATTTAAGATGCTACTGTCACGAATTGGTAAAAATTGTAAAGTAATTTTATCAGGAGATCCAGACCAAACTGACATTGATGATAGTGGGCTACAAGATGCCGTTAATAGGCTAGAAGGTATCCCAGGCATTGAAATTGTTAGATTCTTAGACGAAGATATTGTTCGCAGTAGAATGTGTAAACAAATTATTTTAGCTTATAAAAATTAAAGGTAATATATGGCAGAGACATATACCCCCACAGAAGGCATGGCTACTGCCGCAAAAAGAGCCTTAAAGTGGAAAGAAGAAGGAAAGCCAGGAGGCACAGCAGTTGGGCTAGCACGCGCTAACCAGCTAAAAGATCGTGATCCTCTTAGCGCTACCACAGTACTACGTATGTACTCATTTTTTAGCCGTCACGAAGTAGACAAAAAAGCCACTGGTTTTAACAGTGGTGAAGAAGGTTTTCCAAGCAAAGGTAGAGTAGCTTGGGATTTGTGGGGCGGAGATGGTGGATACAGCTGGAGCCGTCAAAAGCGTGATCAAATTATGCGTGAACGTGAAGATGCAAAAGCATTAGAATTTGC